GTCATACTTTCTTTGAAACGCTACAAGGTATTGCATCGTTAGCCAAAATTAACTCAGATGCTTATGACATACGACACATTGAACATGACTTAGAGTTGGCATCAAAACAAGCGCCATCAGGTGAGATACGAGCATACACCTATGACAAGCATCAGATGAAACAATTAAAAGATGCTATGGTGCAGAAGAACTTTATTAGTGGTGAGTTAGATGAGTTCTTAACTAAACTACAAAATAGAACACTAGGTGTAATGGAAGTTGATTTTGTAGATTTTGCAGATAGTTATTAAGGAGTAAATCATGAGTATACGAGCCGTAAAACATACATTCTTTAAAGTCCACGATGGTGGTGCAGGTGATAAGTTTTTAGGTTGGAAAGTATATATCAACGGCAAAAAGTATCCGTTAGGTAAAGGAAATTATTACTTAACAGATGATAACGAAAAAGGAAAACAACATGCCATAGAACAAGCTACTGAAGATGTATTAAATAGTATTTTACCTAATAATGGTTGGGTAACAAAAGATGTATCTAAAATGTCTGACCATGAATGGGAAACATATAACCATAACAGAGTAGAAGCGTTTTATAACGCAGGAAATAAATTTAAACCAAGTAAAACATGTAGTATGTGTGACCACTACAATAATTATATATGTTTGGAACATGAGATTTTACAACTAGACGAGAAAGGATTTCTATGAGTATCAGTATAGCAAGCAGTGCAGTCTTAATTGACTTAAACATATCAGTTTGGACAGCTAGGAAACTAGATAAGAACGTGTCTAAAGAAATTGATATAAACAAAAACACAACCATCAAGGCAGGTAACTATAACAAACATATCCTTGCAGGTTCAGACCAATTAGATAAGATTACTAAACTCGCAAGTGAAATACGTGAGTGGCATGGTAGGCAAACTCTACCTTGGTCAGACACAGGCACACGATTGTTACCTATGACTAACTTCTTTGATTATAAACAACAACTTGGAGTGTATGAGGCTGAGTTTAAATCTCGTATCAATACATTTATACAAGAGTATCCTAACATCATTCAAGGTATGGCATTTAAATTAGGTAAATTATTTGATAGGACAGAATACCCCGATGCTAATACTATTGCTAATAAGTTTAACTTGAGATATACTATTATGCCTGTGCCTGAAACAAATGACTTCCGTGTTAACATCGCAGATGACATTCGTAATGAGATGCAACAAGAATATCAGAAGGCATACGAAGGTCGTGTTGAGACTGCTATGAGTGATGCATGGTCAAGATTACACACAACTTTAGAACATATGATTGATAGATTAAGTGGTGAAGAAAAGAAAATATTTAGAGATAGTTTAGTAGATAATGCATTAGAGTTGACAAATCTATTAACTAAGCTTAATGTAACAAACGACCCTAAACTAGAGAATGCTCGTAGAGAATTAGAACGATTGTTAGTCGGTGTTACAGCTGATGATTTACGAGAAAGTCAAGGTGCTAGGACTGTGGTATTAAATAAAGTAAATCAAATTATGGAGAACATATGAAAGTATATCATGCGATGCATGAGGATTCACCCGATATATCTAAAGAGGATAAAGAAAAGATGGCTATCCTTAAACTTGTAGATGTAGGTAAGTATATTAAGAATGTGGGCATTAGAGATGGTCAATTTTATGTGCTTGCTGAGAACGATACTGATGAAGTCTATTTAGAATACAAAGAGGCTATTGCAAACATAACAAAACAAATGCCCGAATTAAAAATAGACCAAAGGACGTTTGAACAAAAGACTATGGAGTTCCATAACAAAAAAGCAGAAGTAGTAAGACGTATTATGGAGATGCCAAAGTGAAACAACCTGTCAAAGAAAAATGGGTAAAACAACAAGTAGTAAAGATGCTAAAAGAACGGCATCTTTATTATTTCTTTCCCGTTGCAGGTAACTATACAAGTATAGGAGTGCCTGATATTGTTGCATGTATTCGAGGTAGGTTTGTGGGTATTGAATGTAAGGTAGGTAACAATCGCCCTACAGTTTTACAACATAAAAACCTTGAAGCTATACGAGATAATGGAGGGATAGCTATGGTTGTAACGGAAAATGATTTAGAAACATTAGAACAAAGATTGGAGACGCTTACATGACACGATTAAAAACTATTTTAAATAGCTACACAGGTTCAAGTGCAGTTAAATTTACAGGAGCAGGAGAAAATATGTTAAATAAAAAACGACCAAAATATAGAATGATGTTGTCTATGGAAAAAGAACAAGATATGGTAAATAATCCACCACATTACACTAAGGGTGGTATGGAGACCATAGATATTATGGAAGCTAANTCTACACCTGAGGAGTTTAAAGGACATCTTAAACTAACTGCGTTAAAGTATTTAACTAGAGCAGGACATAAAGACGATGAACTTCAAGATGCCAAAAAGACACAATGGTATGTTAACAGATGGGTAAAAACTATTGAAAAACAAACTGTGAATTCTAAATAATGTGGGTGTATGGGCTTGGACTAATATCAGGAGTTATGGTAGGATTAGAACTTAAATTCCTAGAGGAAGACGTAGACTTCTCTTTAGTGATAGACTTATTCATAATTAGATTGATATTATCAAAGCTTAAACATGTCAGATGATGCAGATAAAACGCAGGATAGATTAGAACTTGAAGACGCCATTCGCCGTAAGGAAATGGACAGTATAAAGTATTTACAAGGGACAGGTCACTGCTTAAATTGTGGCACGAAACTTAATGACTCAAGACGTTGGTGCGATAAAGATTGCGCTGACGATTGGGACTATCACGTCAATAGACGCAAATAAAAGGAGAGAGAAATGGCAACAAAGTCAACGAAGCCTACCATTAGGGAGACTTCTGCTACGACATTTGATCGTGGCGAACGTAACCTTATCATAACCATACATCATGGTGTTATTAAAATTAGACCTAAAGGATTAAAGTCAGAAGAAGTTATTGACATAGCTGCAATCTATGAGCATGCAGTCAAAACTCGAGTTAGGGGGAAATAATGGCTAAACCATACATCAAAGTAGTAAGTATTAAAGATACAAAAGCAGGTGAATGTAAGTTAACGCTTGATATGAACCAAGCAGGCAGAGAAGTTATATTGCAAGCAGGCATACAAAAAGCATTAGCAGACTATACAGTGGCAAACACAAAGAAACTATCGTTTTGGAATAAGTTACAAATCTGTTGGAGTATATTGAAGTGACTGACAAGCTATCAAAGTTTAGAACTAGACTTGAAAAGATAGATATAGATGTAACATTTGCAGCTAACTTTCCTTGGATATATTTTGATACGATTAATGGAAAAGAAGTTACAGGAACATTTCACGCTGATCATGGTTGGACTGCATTTTTTATGCAATTTGATGGCTCATATAAGTTTAGTGATAGACGAGAAGTATTTAAAAAAGTAAGGGAGTACATCAAATGAATGAGTATAGCGAAGAGTTTAAGTATTGGTATGAAAGATGCTTTTTACAAAGTCCTAGTATGTGCGAACTTAAATATGATGATGAAAAGATGTGGAAAGCATGGCAAGTAGCATACAAAATGGGATTAGCGGAAGGTGCAAAGTTATTAGAAGAGGATAACAAAGATGACTTGGAACTATAGAATCATGCGACGTAAGTGTCCTGAGACAGGGGAAATTTATTATGCTCTGAACGAGGTTTATTATAATGATGATGGTAGTCTTATGGCATATAGTGAACGAGATGATATTGTAGGTGGCACTAAAGATGAAGTAATAGATGTATTAGAGATGATGTTAAAAGATGCTAAGAAAGATGCTCCTTTATTAACCGAGAGAGATTTCAAAAAGAAAAATGCCTAATCTAATTACGATTGACTTTGAAACATATTATGACAAAGAGTATGGGTTAAAGAAGTTTACTACAGAGCAGTATATACGTGATGATAAGTTTGAAGTCATAGGGGTAGCTGTCAAGGATAAAGGTATAACCAAATGGTTTACAGGCACACATGCTGAGACTAAAGCTTTCTTAGACTCATACAATATGCATGAACACTTTGTGTTAGGACATAACATGAGGTTTGATGCGGCTATTCTTTCATGGCATTTTGATATACACCCACTAGGTTTATTCGATACCATGAGTATGGCTCAAATCCTACATGGTTTAACAGAGTCAGTATCTTTAGCTAATCTATCTAAGTTATATGAGTTAGGTGAGAAAGGAACAGAAGTCCTCGATGCATTAGGTAAGAGACGATTAGACTTCACACATAATGACCTAGCTAAGTATGGTAGTTATTGTATCAATGACGTAGAACTTACATACGAATTGTTTACAGAATTAAAAGATAAGTTTACTGCACCAGAGATGAAGCTTATTGATTTAACTATCCGTATGTTTACAGAACCTAAGCTAGAACTAAATAAAGGTTTATTACTACGACACCTCCACGAAGTTAAAGACGTTAAAGAAAAGCTACTATCTAAAGTGTCAGTTGATAAAGAAGAACTGATGAGTAACCCTAAGTTTGCTGAGTTACTTATTCAACAAGGTGTAGAACCTCCAATGAAAATTAGTCAAACAACAGGAAAGGAAGCATATGCTTTTGCAAAAACCGATGAAGAGTTTAAGGAATTACTTGACCATGAAAATCCATACGTTCAAGCTTTGGCTGCTGCTCGTATCGGCAACAAGTCGACAATTGAAGAGACGCGCACAGAAAACTTTATTCAAATAGCCAACAGAGGAAAACTACCCGTTCCCTTAAAGTATGCGGGGGCAACAGTGTCACATAGATGGAGTGGTGTAGACGGCATAAACCTACAAAACTTACCAAGAACATCAGAGCTACGTCGAGCTATATGTGCGCCTATTGGGTATAAATTAGTAGCCTCAGACTTAAGTAATATTGAGTTGAGACTAGCTTATTGGTTTGCTAAATCACATGGAAAGATACAGCAAATTAAAGATGGTATTGACTTATATAAACAATCCGCTAGTGAGATAACAGGCACACCTTATGATGAAGTATCTAAAGACTTACGCTTTATATTTAAAGTGGTGAACTTATCAGGTATCTATGGCGTAGGTGCTAACAAAATGCACTCAATCTTAAAACAAGGTGGGGTAGAAAAGGACTTACAAGAAGTTAAAAATATTGTATATGCTTACAGACGTGCTAATCCTGAGTTAGTTGAAGCGTGGCAAGACGCAGGCACTATGCTTGAAAGTGTTAGAGCAGGTCAACACTATACGATGGGTAATGGCGGTATCATATCAAGCGTTCCAAAAGAAGGCATGATGAAACCTAATGGCATGATGTTAGGCTTACCTAATTTAAGGAAGTTAAAAACAGATACAGGCGAGTCATGGGCATATGATAAACTCATGGGTAGGACTTTAATCCCTGAGTATATTCACCCTGCCAAAACATTTCAACGTTGCATACAGTCGTTGGCTCGTGATATAATAGCGGAACAACTAATACAAGTATCAAAGAAGTATCCTGTCGTTATGACTGTGCATGATGAGTTAGTCATGTTGTGTAAAGATCATGAAGTAAAAGAATGTAAAGCTTACGTTGAGAAGTGTATGACGACTGCTCCTACATGGTGTAAAGATTTACCGCTAGGTTGTGAAGTAGGTGTAGGTGCTAACTATATGGATGCTAAGTAATGAAACCCTATTACGAAGTTAATACTAAATCTACTATAAAAGATGAAGTATTTGATATAGCCATAACTCCAGGTGAGTGGATGAAATATTATAACTTTGATGCAAGACCCATACTGCCTGAAGTTTTATTACAGGATAAGTTTTTAAAATGGTTATCTGAACGTTATAATTTTATGGGTGGAGTATTAAAACTAGACCCTTACACTTGTTACGATTGGCATATAGATACTAGACGGGGGGTAGGTATTAATATGTTACTAACTCCTATGACTAGAAGTTTTTGTGCGTTTAAGTTTGATATAGATCAATTAGTTTTTAAGATAGATGAACTAAAATATAAGCCACAAACATACTATATATTTAATACTCAAGTTCCTCATACGGTATATAATTTTGAAGCAACAAGGTATTTGTTTAGTATAGAGTTTGCTAAAGATAAAGACGAATTAAGTTTTGAAGATTTAATAAAGGATATACAAACAAATTATGAATGAACCAAACTTTGAATTACTATTTCCTACCCCTGTTATGTTTAATAGCATCGGCAGAGATTTTACTAAAGAAGAACTTGCATACATAGAAAGCCACTCAACATCTACCAATCGTAATGTAGGTAATGTTACATCTAATAACAACTATATACTAAATGAACCTGAAATGGCTGACTTAAATAAGTTTGTAACTGAACAACTTAATGAATATGTTAAAAGAGTATATAAACCTAAGTATCCTGCTGAAGCTTTTATAACACAGTCATGGCTTAATTGGACTAAGAAAGGTGAGTTTCATCATAAGCATGAACACCCTAATAGTTTTATATCGGGAGTGCTTTATATATCTACCGACTCCGCTAAAGATAAGATTACATTTCATAGAGCAGGATATAAACAACTACAATTAGCTACTGATACATTTGATATTTACAATTCAGATTCATGGTGGTTTAATGTTAAGACAGGTGGTATAGTAATGTTTCCATCATCATTAACGCATCATGTAGAAGATGTTATAGCAGATGATGTAAGAGTAAGCCTTGCATTCAATTCATTTATTAAGGGAACACTTGGTGACAACCGATCATTGACGGAGTTTAAGAATGGATAAACTTACAGACTATATCAAAGTATATCCTTGGCTTGATAAAGAATTGTGCGATCAAGTAAGAAAAGAAATAGATGAAGCTACATGGCAACAACATGTCTTCTATAATGCTGAAGGTAAGTATGTTACCCAAAGTGGTGAACAAGAACTTGATGTGTCATGGGAGAATATTGCAACCCGTGATAAACTTACACAAAGAGTATGGGAAGCTATCAGTCAATATATCTTAACTGATTTTAAGAATGATTACTTTAATGGCTGGCAAGGTTTTACTAAAATTAGATTTAATAGATATAGAGAAACTAAGACTATGGCTAAACATTGCGATCATATTCATGATATGTTTGATGGTCAGATGAAGGGTATACCTACGCTATCTATTGTGGGCATTCTTAATGATGATTATGAAGGTGGGGAATTTATCATGTTTGATGACATGGAAATTAAATTAAAACAAGGGGATGTATTAATATTCCCATCTAACTTTTTGTATCCACATAAAGTTAATCCTGTAACGAAAGGGATACGAGATAGTTTCGTATCATGGGTATGGTAATGAAAAAGACATCTCGTAATGATATAACAGGTGCATGGATGGTTAGTAAACCAAATAATGAACAGTTTGAAAAGAATTGGGATTTAATCTTTGGTAAGAAAAAGAAAGAACCATTAGCAGAGTATGAACTTAATAAATCAACAGGCGAAGTCCAAAAGGTAGAAGATGGCACAACCACAAATACATAAAAGTAAACGGCATGCTAACCCCATGAAAACTAGGAATGACAGACCTAGATATAAAGCATTTACAATTAAACAGTTAGAAGAAGCCCTTGCCAAAGCAGAACCTAAAGGTAAGAAACGTGCAAAAATTATGCAGGAATTAAATAGGAAAACAAATGGCTGAACTTAAAACGTGGTCTTACTCAAGTGCTACTACATTCGAGAAATGTCCTAAGCAATACTATCACCTGTATGTAGCAAAAGATATAAAGCAAGACCCGAATACAGAACATTTTCTTTATGGTAACGAAGTTCACAAAGCTTGTGAGTTATACGTTAAGAACGCAACCCCTTTGCCTGAGAAGTTTGATATGTTCAAGCCAACCTTAGATAAGTTAATAGCTATTCCAGGGGATAAATATTGTGAGTATAAGTTAGGCTTGACCAAAGACTTACAACCATGTGATTTCTTTGCGCCTAATGTATGGTGGCGTGGCGTTGTTGACTTACTAGTTATTAACCCCGAAACTAAGTTAGCTACCCTAATTGATTATAAGACAGGTAAGTCAAGTCAATATGCAGATACTAGACAATTATCTTTATTTAGCGTAGCTATATTTAAACACTTTCCAGATATGCAAAAAGTCAAGTCTGGTTTGGTATTTTTGGTAAGTAAAGAAATATTGAAGGAAGATTATAGTATTGACAAAGTAGATGAAATGTTTGCTGAATGGGGTAAAATAACGCATAGGATAGATACTGCCCATCAGACAGGGGTTTTTAATGCAAGCCCTAACTTCGCATGTAGGAAGTTCTGCCCTGTTCAATCATGTTCACATTGGGGGAAATAATGGCAAGAGACTATAAAAAAGAGAATAAATATAAGGCAAGACCCGAACAAATAAAAATGCGGGAAGAACGAAATAAAGCTAGACAAATTATGATGAAAGCTGGTAAAGTTCATAAAGGAGATGGTTTAGCGGTAGATCATATCGTTCCTCTTAGCAAAGGTGGTAAGAATGTTTTAAGTAATCTACGAGTAGTAGATGAAAATCTTAATGACTCATACGATAGAAATAGCGATCATTCATTAAAAAGAAATGTTCCTAGCAAAAAGATTAAAGCAAAAGAAGCTAAGGAAGCTAAGAAGAAAAAGAAATAAGTTTCACCGCTAGACGTGAGTGCGGCAAAACCACGTCAGCTAATAACAGAGACCTCATGATAATAAAAACCTCTGTGTATTAGTATTGTAGGCGCGTCACTACCTCTCTCGGTGGCGCGTCTATTTTTATCACTAGGAGATTGCATTGGAAGTATATAAAGACAAAGCGTTAATTGTAAATACAAAACGCCCTGAATTAATATTAGATAAGATACCTAAAAGCAAAGTGCTTAAATCTTATGATAATGGTGTTACTCAAGTTGCTGTTAATTGGGGATTAGATGAAGTATTAACATTATCAGATATGAAAGTTAAGAATCCACCTTCACCTATAACACGTGATTATAACTTTCCAGGTATTCATAAACCTTTTGATCATCAGAAAACCACTGCTACTTTTTTATCTGCACATAGGCGTGCCTATTGTTTAAGTGAAGCAGGCACAGGTAAAACATCAGCAGTTATATGGGCAGCTGATTATCTTATGAACCAAGGTAAGATTAGACGTATGCTTGTTGTATGTCCGCTATCTATTATGCAAGCTGCATGGCAATCAGACTTCTTTAAAACTGCTATGCATAGATCAGTAGGTATTGCTCATGGTAGTGCTGAGAAGCGCAAAAAAGTATTTGCAGAAAATACAGACGTAGTTATAATTAACTATGACGGCATAGAAATTGTAGAGAAAGAAATTAAATCTGGCGGTTTTGATTTAATAGTTGTCGATGAGGCTAACTATGTCAAGACTGTCACGACACGTCGCTGGAAGTCATTAAATCGTGTGCTAACACCTCAGACATGGTTATGGCTTATGACAGGAACACCCGCTGCTCAATCACCAGCTGACGCATATGGACTGGCTAGACTTGTGAACCCCGCATCCGTCCCGAAATATGCAGGAACATTTAAGGATATGGTTATGCAGAAAGTCAGCCAGTTCACCTGGGTGCCTAGATTTAATGCACAGGATATAGTATTTAAAACACTACAACCTGCCATTCGATATACCAAAGATGAATGTCTTGATTTACCTGATGTGTTATACACAACACGAGAAGTTCCTCTCACACCACAACAAGATAAGTATTACAAGAAGCTTAAGAAAGATATGTATATGGAAGCTTCGGGTGAAGAGATTACTGTAGTAAANGCAGGGGTAATGCTAACTAAACTATTACAGGTTAGTGCAGGTGCTATCTATTCAGATACCCAAGAAATTATCGAGTTTGATATATCTAATCGTATGACTGCCCTTAAAGAAATTATCGAAGAGGCAAGCCATAAAGTTCTTATATTCTGCCCTTTCCGCCATAGTATAGAAAAGATTATGGGTG